CACCTTAGTTGTCTTTTTATTAAATTTTGACATTTGTTCTAATAACAAATTAAATATTTGAGTTACAGGTTTCATAATTTGATTTGTAATATAATGAGCATAATCGGGTTTCAAATTATTTTCCTTGATATAAAGAGGAGTTTCAATTCTATCACATTGTAATGCTCCCTTTACCTTTGTTTCAATATAAATAAATGGAATTCTTGACCCAACAGATGGTTTATTTCCAGGATCTCTCTTAGCCATTCTATCAGCTAATACCTTATGGGCTATCGAATCGGGGTTTTTATAAAATCCATTTAATGATTTACTAATAATTAATTTATCTGTTCCTATTTTCTCATCAACCATATCTTTAATATAAGACCTAACAAAATTTGCAGCAATATCAGCGGATTCTCCTTTCATCAATAAATCTACAACTCTACCATAACAATCCTTGACACACGCAGCATTATCCCTCCTTTTCAATACAATCCCCATCGACTTCATTTTACATTTATTTGGGTTTTTTTCATATAACATACCCACATATCGCTTCTTAGATAATAATAAGAATGGCATAAAGGTTTTCTCATATTCCAAGTCATGTGGTTCTTTTAAGAATTTACTTGCCAATTTACCCGCTTCTATAGCTAAATCTATTGTAATTTCTAATGCCTTTTTACCAATTATTTTTTCACCTGATAATTCTTCTAGGTTGAAGGTAAAGAAGCAAGAATCCGTGTCCCCATATACAATTTCCGCCTTTGATTTCACATCTCCAAATTTATTTGTTTTCACAATATTATCTCCATAACATTCTTCAATTACTCTTTTACCGTATAATAATAATTTTCTACCCATCGCCGTTGTAGAAGCAGCAATATCTTTATCATAAAATGAACTGGTTTTTGCTCCTGATTGACCATATAAAGAATTCGCTACAACCTTTTTACTGGCCTGTCTTTTATCGAAAACATTTTTCATAAAATCATTATAGGTATCTTCCACATTTTCAACATCATCTTTATTTACTTTAATTTTATCTCCTTTATCTTGAATTATTGTATAAATTTCTTCTCCTTTATCCAATAATCCACTATAACTTTCCCCATTTTTCATAGTTACTGTTTTATATTTAATTAATTTTCTGGTTGCTTTTCTAGAAGCTAATAATTCTCTAAGAACGGTAGGCATAATACCCTTTTCATCGCCTTCAAACTGGGTGTATCTACAAATTTTTTTACCACAAATTACTTTTACTTCTGCAGATTTCTCAGTTTTTCTAACATATTTATAGGTATCGTATGTAATATTTACATATTTAAATCCAGGCAAATTATCATACTTAAATTTGTTTGTTCCACATGAAGTCCATGTCTTAATTAGTTTCCCTTCCAAATTATATTCCTTCGTCCATACCTTTGTATCGTGTGAAATATTATCACTGATCATACAACTTGGATATAGTGACGAATAATCCACAACAGCAACAGGATTATCTCTATATAATCCCGCCTTGGGTTTCAAACAAATAGCTCCTTCATATCCATCTTTACTCATCGTTTTTGACAAATCAGGCATTAATGTATTTTTATCAGAACACTCCTTAGCGATAAAACTAAGAAGCTTTATACCTTGACCTCTCATTGCTATAAATTCAATAGGTACAGAACAGATATTAGCCTGCTCTACCATCGCAGTATAGATATCATTTTTAATCATCAAATTATGAACTAAGTTACAATCCTGAAAACAATATTTTGCTACAATCGCCTTTGAACTCGGTCCTTCATTTGTTAACCTGAAAATATCTTGAGGTGTTACATCATCCTTAGCCAAACACCATCTAAATTTATGTTTTTTATCAATATCTATTTTAAAATTAACTTCGAAGGAACCCTTTTGTAAATTACTAATCTTAAATTTTTTACCCTCTTTGTATTTATCGGATGAATGTCCTAAGATTTCAAATACAATAAAATGCCCGTTTTTCAATCCCATTAAATTTTTACTTGTTATCTTAGTTTTTTTGCTAATAATCTCATAGTCAGTTACCATATCCCCTATAAAATGAGACGCAACATAATCTAATTTATAAGATGGTAAATTCTCAGCTTTTCTAAAATATGAATATAAATCTATTTGGATTCTTCCGGGAATTTTGACATAAACCAATTCATATGTTCCACTCGCAACCTTTGTAGTAGTTTCTATAATTTCACACTTTTCATTTTTATTTCTATTCATTAGTTTTAAGAAGTCATCTTTACATCCTAATTCATCTGCCCTATCCAAAAGGAAATGCCAATCAAAACCAAAAGTATTATACCCAATAATAATATCAGGATCTTCATCGTGTATTAATTGTGCCCAAGCCAATAAAACATTTTTTTCTTTCTTTTTCCAAACTACTTCACTATTAGGAACTTCTGGTGTTTTATCGCATTTATCCAATACAATCATATTATTATAATAAGGCTCCTGCTCTCCTAATTTTAAGAATGTGCTACCAATAAACGTACATTTATCTCCTTCTAATTTTGGTAAATAACCTGGAATTTTCTTTTTATAATCAAATTGTAAGGCTTTATCCAATATATCTAATTTTTTACCAGCATCAAATTTTGTATTTAAACAATACAATATATTATGTTTCTTAAATTCAGCTGGAATATACATATCCCAATCTTTGTACTTTCTTTTCTCTTCATCATCTAAATTATCATATTTTCTCCATTCATAATATTGCTCCTCTTTTGTTGGTTCAGGTCTTTCTAATAAATCACCCAATTTATGTCCGATGATCTGATTCATTTTTTTTATTAATTTTTCTCTTGTTGGTCTGCCATATTTTGATTTTTTTAGATATACACGACTCATACCATCTATCTTTTCATATCTAAACGCAGCCAATACTAATTTTATAACCAGCGCTTTTTTTTCTTCTGGTGATTTTTTTGATATTATTTTTTTGTTTTTAGTCCAATATTGAATTATTTCTCCTATCATTTTCCTATATGATTTCCTGGGAACTGGAAAATCCCCATGACTCGAAGATGCTTCAATATCCCAACTCATTACTTTCATAGGAGCACTACTTTCCTTCTCAGGTAATGGTTTGATATTATCCCAAGTTGTTTCGTATTCGTAATTACAAAATGTTTTTTTTTCTGTTAATTTCCTTTTTTTAATACCTTTTTCAAATGTCGCCCAACCAGATGGACTAATATTTTGTATGTGAAAATATCGCAATAACGGTGGTAATGACGATTCTTATAATTTCAAATATACATCTTTATATTCTAACCCATTTTTTTTTAAACGTCTTTTTTTGAAATTCTTAGCATTTGTGTACCATAATTTTTTTACTTTATTGAATACAGTATGGTTTTTAAAACTGATTTTAACAAATTTGTAATCTTTAAAATTATCAAATCCATACAATCCCTTTTTCTTAACAACTTCACAATCCAATATTGTATTTTCATAATATTCTCCAACTTCTTCACAAGTTTTTAACCATTGTTTAAACTCAATAACATCACGTTTTTGCCAATTATCCGGAACTAATACATAAAAGAATGGTGTAAATCCTTTCACATAAATACAATATGTTTTTCCCTTTTCATTCATAGCAAACATTTTTACCAAGAATTTTTTATTATCTTCTTTGGGTTCATCATTCCATTCATCATAAGTAGTGTTATCTACTTGGAAATCAAATAACCTGAATTCTGGTTTCTTTTTTGTTGTGTTTCTTTCTTTTTCCTCTCTCTCTACTCGTTTCTTCTCTTCTCTCTCTGCTCGTTTCTTCTCTTCTCTCTCTGATAGTTTCTTATTCTTCTCTATCTCTACTCGTTTCTTCTCCTCTCTCTCTACTCGTTTCTTCTCCTCTCTCTCTACTCGTTTCTCATTCTCCTCTACCTCCCTCTTCCGTTCCTCTGCCTCTTTTATTTGTATTTCCTTATCAAGACGAATATTTAAATTATTAAATACACCACAGTCCTCGCCAAATTCTAAAAGTTCTCCTTTTAAATAGTGTAATTCAACTAGTTGCATTTCTGAATGATTTGCAAATTTCTCCTCATAATGTTCTTTACATTTTTGTAACCATTCTTTGCAACTTATATTTATATATTCCATTTTAAATCCAATCAGCAACTTTTTTTCTATTTCTTTGCTTTTTTTGCTTTTTTTTTTTAGTAAATTAAGTTTTGCACGACAGCCACTACCTGCTTCTATTAACTTTTCGGTGAATGGGTTCCAGTAGAAGAATACGTTTTTTAAGCGAGCTCCGCAACCACAATTAAATTTTTTCTCCTTACTGTATCCTTCGGTAATATATTTCCATTCTTTGGGTAATTTTTCTTTTGTACATCCAGGTGTAGAACATTCTAGACATCTTGTAATAAACTTTTCGTCTGTCATTATTAATTATTAATACTATAATATTATGGTTAATGTTTATTTCAATTTTTGATTTATAAAATAAGTAATTTCTAAAAAATTGAATATAAATAGTATAAAATTAAATATATTAATTATATTATAATGACTGACAGAGGAATACCAACTGAACTCAAAACAGGATTCAATCTCCTTGAACCTGAAGATCCTACAGAAAATATCGCTTCCATCGTTCTTGTATTTATGGAAAACGCTGTAAAATCGGCTGATATTTATGTAAAACATGCGAAAAGAAACAGTATTACTGCTGAGGATATTAAACGAGGATTAATGTTAGAAGTTTTCTTTACAAAACAAAGACCTAATATGTTGGAACAATGTGAAAAAATGAAAGAAACATTAAAAAAAATTCTTGACGAAGATGATAGCGACGAAGAACTTGAAATATATGAAGAAGTTGAAGATGAAGAATTTAAGGAAAGTAAATGTAAATGTCCCATGTGTGGATGTATGAATACTATTTATACAAGGTGGGAAGGTTTTACACCTGAAACAACGATTGAAAAGGTCATGTTTAATCATATTAATAATATTAATTAACCGTAATGACATCTCAACCATTTTGTTACAATCCCTAAGTAGATTGAATCTGTAAAATATTTTTTATGATTCAAAATGTTTTTGCTAACTTCGGTAATTTCCACTTCCTTTCCATTAGTAGTTAAATAAATGTTCGTATGATTCTTTTTATACAATTGTTTTTCTTCCCTATTATAAATTCTACAAGGAATTTTTTTTTGTTTTTGTGAAAAGTATGCGTGATATTGCTTGCTCATTTGTATTAAAAATATAAAATATTATTTTTAATACATTTAATAAATTTAATTAATTTTATTTGATTTTACCTATAATAGCTATGTTACCATAAATTTTTAATCCAAACATATTACTAGCTTGGTTATTCAAAGGTAACGTATATTCTCCTACTTCGTTCATAAAGACACTTCTACCATCAATAGTACTCATAACAGTAAAGTATCCCTTTGTTATTTTTTGCAGATCTTCATATCCAGGATCCTCATCAAAATAATATATCGTTTTTTCTTTGTTCACAGAAGACATTATATGAAATAAAAATATAAATTTATTTTTAATTCAATTTTACTTTAGTGAAATAAACTTAAAAAATCTTTCACGCATCGCGCTGCGGTTTCTTCTCTTAACTTTTTTAGACTGTTTTTTCCTTTTTCTTTTTTTCCTTTTCTTCTTAGTTTTCGTAGTTGTTTTTTTCTTAGTTTTCCGGCATTTACCAAGTGATTTTTTGATAAACTTTGCTAAATCTTTTACTTCTCTTTTACCATTATAATCCTTTTTCTTTTTGCCGCCAACAAATGATCTAATTGAAGGAAATCCATTAATACGAGTATCAATACCTTGTAATTTCGGCATCATAAGGTCTGACACATTTAATAGTATTCCTGGTCCTGATTGGGTTTTTATTATTTCTTCCACACCAGGCATTACTCTGCTATTTAAATCTTTACAATGCCCACACCAATCAGCGGTAAATTTAGCCACAACTTTTTGGTTTTTCTTTGTAATTAAATTATTTACTTCATTAATATTATTATCTGTTACTTTTATTATTTTCATTTTGCCTCCTTTCATTTAAAGTATCGAGAGAAATTTATTTATTCAAATATATATATATAATGAAAATCAATTACAAATTAATTACAATTATTGTAGCATTTTCTATTGGGCTCTTTTTTTGCCTAAGATACAAGTCTGAAGACTTATTGGAAAATTTTCAAGGTATGGGACAAGGTATGGGACAAGGTATGGGACAATGTCCGGATATGTTAGTTAAAAAGGGTAAAGAATTGCATTTAATCAATACAAAAAAGGCACTTATACCTGGAGTAAATCCCATTAAATTTAATAGTTTAGAAGATTATGCGGAATATGTTAAATGGAGTAAAAAAGTTGGTATAAAATGTCCTATATTATATTATGAACAAACTTACAATACACAAAATGAAAGAGGATTTAGACTATTGGACGACCCTATAAATCCTTCGGTGGGCTTACCTAGTAACCTACCTACTCCTAGACAACCAGCACAAACCCAGATGCTAACAGATGCTAATCGTGACG